TGTTTATGAACAATTACTCGCACAAGAAGAAGCTAATCTTAAAGATTTAACTGTTAAAGCAGAAGCTAGAAAAAAAGAACAGTTAAAGTATAAACAAGAATATTATAATAATATAAATAGTTTGTTACAAGAAAAAATCAAAATAAAAGAATTTGATGGTATTCCTGTAACAGATAAAATAGCTAAAGAAACACTAGACTATTTATATACTGAAAAGTATAAGACAAATAGCGGAGAGTTGCTTACAGAATTTGATAAAGATATTCTGGAATTAAGGAGACCTGAAAATCACGCAACTAAAGTTAAATTAGCACTCCTTTTAAGGAATAAGTTAGATCTTTCAAAAGTAAAAGCAAAAGAACAAGTACAAAGTAAAGATGAACTTTTTACAAAACTTGCTCGGAAAAATAACTTAGAAAAGAAACAAAATCCATCATATACAAACGAGTCCTTTATTTAAGGAATAATAAAACATAAATTTTAAAGCAAAATGGCTTCAACTAATTTACAACAAGTACCTGGCTTTAATGGGTATATCGCCAAACGTTATTCTTCTATGGATAGGAGAGTAATTGGTAAGTTCACGGATGCAAACCACCTTGAATCATTAACCCATGGTCTTCAGCCTACGGAGTACGATAAAAAAATAATCACGTTGTATACACAGACTTCTTTGTATGCAAATGATTTTATGCAAATGTTGGACAAATCCACACCTTTTTATCTGAATTCAAATTCAGACTATTGGCAGTGGAAAGTAGAAGTTCCTTACAAATTTAATACTATTGTAGAGATACCTTCTAGTACAAGTTCACTTTCTGTTATCGGTATTGATAGTCAGGAATTCCAGTTAGTATTTGAACGCAAGTTCAATATTAACGAGGTAATAACTTGTCATAAAATGTATGGTCAAAGGTTTGTTATAATTGACGATCCTACCCCATATAATACAGGTTGGTTGCATACATTGACATTGATCTCTCCAACTCCTCTTACAGATTTTGTAAATCCACGATTTATCGCTGTAGGTATTGAGTATCAGGTAGTTGATGTTCTTGTTGGTGAGTTTGATTCTAAACTTGCAGGTCTTGACAATTTGGCAGATTCAATCATGCTTTACGAAACATTGTCTGCTGGTTATGGTGTTCAACACTCTATTACTGGTTGGGCAGATGCTCGTACTCTTCGTGATAGTAACGGTAAACCATTGGATATTATGGTATATGCTAAACAGCGCAGGAATGAAGCTGGTAAAGCAGAAACTGTAGATGTACGTTGGGAACCATTTGTGGAAACACTTTGTCGTAAGAAAATGATGGATCTGAAAGTAAACCGTATGATATGGGGTACTCCAGGTTTGGCTAAGACTCGTGGTTCTAAACAAGAACTTAAACAAGCAGTATCTGGTCTTTACTATCAGATGCGTCAAAATGGTAATCTTGTTCGTTACAATAAAGGTCAGTTCTCTATTAACCTTTTGAGGGATGTCTTCGGTGACTTGTTCTATCGTAGGGTTGATATGGGTGAACGTCGTGTAGATATATTCACTAATGAAGCAGGTTTTGATGTATTCGATCAGGCTTGTAAGCAAGATGCAATGGGTTCAGGTGTATCGTTCATGTCTCATGGTAATGATGGTTTCATACAGAATAAAGGTATGGACGGTCAAATTAATACCCTACAAATGAACTTTGCGTTTAACTCTATTGTTACTCGTGAAACAGGTACTATTAAAGTTCATCACCTTCGCGAATTGGACTTACCACAAACAAATACTGAATTTGGTCAGAATAAAAAATCTACTCCAATATTCATGGTGTTTGACGTATCTCCTTCTGCAGATGGTTCTTTGATAAATAACATTCGTGAAGTTCGTCACGCAGGTGCTCCTTCAATGACATGGGGTTATGTAGACGGTACTGTATCTCACTTGGGTTTTGCAAAATCTCAAGGTATGCAGTCAGCATCAATGGACCCTTGGTATACAATGTGGTTTAAAGATCGTGCAGATATATTTGTAGAAGATCTTTCTCGTACAGTTCTGATTGAAGAAATTCCTCAGTTCTAATAAAACTCATCGCAGGGGAATTTCAAACTTCTCGCCTAGAAAAACCCCTGCACCTTTTATTTATCTTCAGGATACGTTGGTTCGCGACCAGATGAAAGACTAAAATAAACCAAAATAAATTAAATACATATGATTGGTAAGTTAGGTAAAATCTCTCCTATTAAGAAGGTTTATAGTTCTGAACATAGAACATTAGAAACTTCACTATCCTCTTTAGGTCGCAATCGTCTTCCTGGTACAGGACTACGTGTAGGTCCAACAAGAGAACCTTCTGGAGAATATCGGACAGGTCTTAATCCAGATGCTTTGTATATCAAAAGAATGAAATCTGCTGAAGAACAAGCACAGGAAAAAGAAAGGGTTACAAAACTTAAAGATGAACTTGAAAATCTTTCAGGTCTTGATTTAGGTCCTCGCTCAGATTATTATACAAAAATGACTGATGCAGAATATGGAACCCCTACTAGGGCACGTTTTGTAAAACTAATGGACGGTACAAACTTATTCAATCTGGATGATATACAAGATGCTATAACTTATGCATGGCTACGAGTTCATGAAAATATAGCTCCTTCGATGCAAGCATTTAAAGAAGGTCGTATATCAGCACGTTCAGAAGATATTTTCTTTTTCGTAGATGATGAAGAATATCAAACAGAACAAACATATAAAGAAAATACAATAATAGATAAAGCAGTAGCAAGTCTTATTAATTTAAGTCCTATTAAAAGAGCTAAAATAGCAAGATTGCTAGGATTAAAAATATCTTCAGATGCAAGAGAAGATGCTGTATATAATGCTTTAACAAAATATATAAAAGATACAACTACAAAAGATAAACTACATAATGTAAACTTGTTTAATAAGTTTATAGATATGAAAGATGATAATCTTGAAGTACAGTATCTTGTTGAAGAAGCTTTAAATTTAAATATTTATCGTTTAAATAAATATAAAGTATACGAAGGAGAAAACGTTATCGCTTCTACAAAACAAGAAGTTATAGAAATGTTATCTACTCCAAAATATCAGGAAGATCTTCTTGCACTTAAAGAAAAGATTAAATCTAAAAGAACAGTTGAAGCATGATTCCTGTAAGAAGTTTAGTGTACGAAATGCGAATGAGACTAAATAAAAAAGTCTCAAACGAATACCAAGATATTCCAGATATGGATTTAATGGTAGCACTAAACGAAGCACAAAATAAATTAATAAAAAAGAAATTAGGTCAAAATAATAATTACAGTTTAGGATTAGATTCTTTTAAGAAAAGATACGAAGATTTACAATCCCTTGTAGTACCTTTTGAACAAATTTCAGTAACTAAAACACAGGAACTATTTACAAGCTATAGTTCAGATATAACTAAATTACAATATGATTATTTTGTTCCTTTGAACATGTACGCTACATGCACTAAAGGAAAATGTAAAAATAGAGTAATTTATATAGGAAGAATAGTAAGACATGCGGATTTAACAACATTGTTAAATAATTCAAATTTTACTCCTTCTTTTGCCTATCAAGAAACATTAGCTGTTATATCAGGAAATAACGTTATAGTATATGCAAATGATCCTGATGGAGACTTTATAGTAAATAATTTATATATTTCCTATTTAAGATACCCACAAAAAATAGATATTGCAGGATATTTTGATTTACAAGGTAATCCTTCAGTTGATAGTGATTGCGAACTAGTAGATTATTTAAAAGACGAATTGCTTGATATAGCTACTCGCGAATTAGCAATGGATACTGAAAATACTCCTGTAATACAATACTCAGAAATAAGAAATAAAAATAACGAATAATAACTTATAAAATTTAGATAAACATGGATTTCTCACCAATGACGTTATTTGTCGTTGCTTCAGGTAACACTTACCCTACTACAGGTTCTACAAACAACCTTGCAGCAGGTCAGTTTGGTATCTTCCGTCCAGATTATACTCCCGCAACTGCAGGTAATATTGCTGCTGCTGCTTATGTATATTTTGCACAAGGACGTATTGAAAGTGCTCCTAATGCAAATGCACAATCAGGTAACAATGGTTCAATGCTGGGTAGCAAACGTTCTGATAAAATTTATGCTGCAAATGTATTGCAGTGGTATAAAATTACAGCACACCAAACAGCTACTGTACAAGTAACACAAGTAAGTAATTTTAACGTAGAGTGTGGTCAGACCGTATCTCTTACACTGAGGTTATTCTCAAGTTACATTAATGTAGGTTTCTTTAACGGACTTACTCGTACCGTAACAGTTGTTGCTCCATGTTGTGCTTGTGGTACAGATCCTTGTACAGAACTAGATCCTACTGCAATGGTAGATGCTTTTGTAGCAGGAGTTAATACAGATCCTTTCTTGTCACAATTTGTAGTTGCAAATAGGACAGGTACTGGTTTGTCAAGTGTTCTTAATTTGACAGGTATTCCTCTGAATAGTTATGGTCAACGTTGTGACCCTTCTGCTTTCCCTTATGAATATGATCGTATGGATTTCTATACTTTTGTATATCTTGGAGCACCTACTTCAGTAGATTACATTGTATATGATCCTTGTGATATAGTAGCAACAGCTACCGTAGTACAGAGGGCAACATATCCTAGGGGTACATCTGATGAAATAGCTCAGATGGAGAAAAACTACTACAGTTATCAGACATTTACTAAACATTTGTTTGAATGGGATATTTTCAACAACGGTTTTGCAAGCTATGTTGTACCAGGAACTTTCTATGATACATACTACTTGAAATTTAAAGAACCTCTTGGTCCAAATGGCGGTGGTTGGGATAGTGCTTCTGCTCAAACATATGATGTTACAGTAGCTGTTCCTACGGGAGATACTGCTTTCACAAACATTATAAATGTATTCTTGGGTACTCCTACAGATGAATCTGGTAGCAACTTTACAACTACAACTACTACGACTACTTCTACTACTTCAACAAGTACTACAACAACTCTGTTCCCATAGTAGTTCATAATTAATATTTAATTAACGGGCATAGGTTTAAAAGCCTATGCCTTTTTTAATAAAGCCAAATGTTTAGTATAAATTGTGTAAATTTAATAAAACTTTTTGAAGGATTACGTATTAATCCATATAGAGATGCTACAGGGATTCCTACAATAGGTTATGGTTTAACATACTATTCTACAGGTGCAAGAGTTACAATGTCAGATCCTCCTGTAAATGAATTAAAAGCATCTCAGGAATTACTTTGGCATTTAAATAAAAATGAAGCTCCAAACCTAACTAAATTATTAAAAGTAGAACTTAATCAAAATCAAATAGATGCCTTAGGTTCTTTAATTTATAATATTGGTAGTGGAAATTTTGCAAAAAGTTCTTTACTTAAAGGAATAAATTCAAACCTATCTCAGGATAAACTTAAACCTCTTTGGTTAGAATGGAATAAAGCAAATGGAAAAACATTTGATGGATTAACTAGACGTAGAGAATCTGAATGGAATCTTTATATTAAACCTTTATAATGACTAATATATTAGATATAAATCTTGTTGATACGTATAATGTTGAATCTATTGGATTTGCAGATATATCTACGTACGATCCTAGTTATACTATATCAAATGCAACTTTTGAAATAACTCCTCCAGGATTTAATAAAGTAAGTGTTACGTTTACACCTAAACAAGTAAATATATATAACGCATCTAATCTAAATTTAGGAGTAGGTACAGGTACACAATTACCTGATGGAATATATACTATTACATATTCAGTATTTCCTAATTTAACTTATACTGTTACAAAATCTTTTATGCGAACTACTCTTATAAAATGTCTTTATAAAAGAGTATTTCTCGCGATGGATACAAAATGTAACTGTAGTCCTTTAAATAAAACTGATTTAAGAAACAAACTTAGAGATATTGCGTTACTTATAGATGGTTCAATCGCCTCTGCTTCAGAATGTGATATAATTAATGCAGAAGCAAAATATAATAAAGCAATGTTTCTTTTAAAAAATATCAAACTTTGTGAATGTTAAAAACCAAAACCAATGGGATGTCAGCCAACAAAATGCTCAACATGTAATACAGTAGTTAAAGCGTGTCAATTAGTAAATGGTCAGTGCATAAATTGCATATCTAAACCTAAACCAGTAACTTCTCCAACTCAACCTTAATGTTTTTTGTACAAACATCTTTTAGCGATAAATGTGATCAACCATATATTAATCTATTAGGTGTTATTGATAAACGAATAGCACAGATATCAAATTATCTTTTAAATAATATTAGATACGGATTTGATACAAAAGTTGATTATGAAACATATGAGAATTTAACTTTATATAGAGAAATTCTTTTAGATAAAATATATTGTTCTGATTGCTTATGTGATTGGAGTATTGATTGTATAATTGCAGAAATAAGAAAACTAACAAATCAAATTTGCTAAAATGGGTTCAGGATGCACTCCATGTAATACTAATAATTGTTTAACACCTACTTCAAGTGATTG